CGTACCGCTGATCGCGCCACCTGTTATAGCAACGGCAGCACCGGACTGACCCGTAAAGTTACCGAACACCTCGATGTCGATGATGTCTGCGGTAGTTGCGCCAACAGTCAAAGTAACCGTGTTGTTAGCCGAAGACACGTTGTAGTCAGTGCCTTGCACTAGACGCACACCGTTCATGTAAACAGAAACCAAGGCGGCTTGGTTTATGATCATGGTGTTGGATGCATTATCCGAACCACTGAATACAGTCTGACCAGCGGTAGGGGTGTACTGAAAATTAGTCTTCACCCCTTCTACTGTTGCAGCATCGATCACATCTGTGAGTAGTGCTGCTGTCATCCTTAGTTCGACAATATCCCCTGCTGACCAAGTGCCAGCAGAGGTATTGTCTTGTGCTCTTACGATTGTGAAAGTATTACCAGACAACGCCGTAGCCTTAACAACTTCGCGGGTCGTGCTAGTCGCCCCTTGAATCGTTAAGTAGCAGTAGTCATCAGCGCCTGACAATGAAGGGAACGAGGAAGCAGACGCAACCGTCAAAGACGTTGCTGACGCATTAATACCTGTGCCTACTGTCGTACTGGCGTTGTTTGTAAACTTAACAGTCATCGTAAATTCCTATTGCTTGGCTTTGCCTATGTTTATTGCCACAGCCTCAAGCACCGGATAGACGTACTTCGCCATAAAAGCATCGTCTTTAGGTGTTGGGGTTGCCGCGCAAATCACAGACGCCGCTGTGACAACCGCTGTGATGCAGTTAAAGATGGTTAAGATATCCATCTAAGACGCCGTCACCGTCCACGTAATGGTCATAGAGTCAGACGCACCTTTATTCACAACTGCGAACACAGTCCGACACAACATGGTTCCTGAGCTGCTGGCGTTTAATACCGCTGCTTCAGTGATCGCTGCTGTACCCGTGCCAGCGCCAAAGGTCGCTACATACGTGATGTCAGCGCCAGACACAGTGGTTGAGGTCAGAGCTACACGAGCAGACTCGCTACCCAGAGCGGTGTCATTAGCGGCTGCTGCGGTGCTTCCAGTACCGATAGCCATGTGTGACATTGCAGTGGCAGTCGCATCTTTCATGCGGCTGGCTACATAGCCTTTACCTGTTGTGACAACCAAGTTGTCTACTTCTTGAACGACTTCGTCGTTTAGGGCGATGGTCAATCGACCTTTCATCGCCATTTCGCTTTCAAATTGCATAGTCTTGCTTCCTATCTATTCATTGAATGGAGAGAGATTAAGTTGCGCTGCGTTCATCGCAGCATTACTAAACAGCGCGAAACTGAAGTTCTCAGTCATCGACACTGAATCTGATAGTCCCTTGCCAAATTCGATGTCTTCGTCATCAGCAAAAGAGAATGTGTCCGCCTGGGCAGTCTTACTAAAACCAAACGCTTGGCTGTCAGAAAAGCCGAATACGTTTGTTTTCGCGTTAGCGTGGTCTTTGACCAGAGCGTTTACCGTTGCGGTATCGTCCATCGAAAACGCATCAGTAAAGGTTCTGTTGTATGTAACTGTTCTAGCTAGAGACTCAGACAAGGAGAATGAGTCAGCGGCAGCTTTATCAAACGATTGAGCTGGGGCGTCTGCTAGAGAGTAGCTGTCGGTCTTGCCTAAAGATGTAGAAGCCGCGTGTGCCTCTGTCATTGTCTGGGTGTCCGACAAACCCTTGGCTATAACGTGGCTGTCTACCGCGTCACCAAAACCTTGAGAGTCGCTGAACGCTCTGTTGTATGTAACGGCTCGGCTTAAAACCTCCGAAACACTAAACGAGTCAGTAGCTGGCTTAGCGAAGGACACTGCATGGTCTTCGGTAGGCGTCACGCTGTCAGAGAACTGCCTATTGAATACAACCGTCCGACCAAACACATCGCCCATCGATACGATGTTTTGCTTCAGCGCACTGGTAGCTTTTTCAATCGCATCAACAGTCGCGGCGTCATCCATCACAAATGTGTCAGTGAATGTTCTAACGTACTGGACCGCCCTAGACAGAGACTCCGTCATGGGCTGGGTGTCGGTTAATCCTTTCCCGATCCCAAAAGAATCAACGGCGTCAGTAAATGTAAATGAGTCCGCTAAGCCTTTGCCTACTCCAAACGCTTGAACGTCAGCAAAACCAAACACGTTGGTCTTAGCGTTCGCCATATCTTTCACAACCGCATCAACAGCGGTGAAGTCATCTAGAGCAAAAGCATCGGCAAACGTGCGATTGAACTGCATGACAACGCTAGGTGTATCGCCAAGCGATACGGAGTCTGAAGCGCCCTTGCCAAACAAGGAAGAATGAGAATCGTCAAACGAGAAAGAATCTGCGTCAGCAACTTTTGAAAACGCAGAGATATACAAATCCGTCATAGTGGTTTCGTGACCACTACGGAAGTATCGATTCTTTGTATCGGGATCTAGGGTAGCAGCAGCCGTGAGCAGTCTATTGGACAACTCAGACTTTAGATCTCTCCTCGCTAATATCGACTGAAGATCCCGATGTGTAAGGATCAGCTTAGGCATTAGTCGAAATCATCCCGAATCTTGAATTTAACGAGGTCGTAAACGGTTTGCTTGCCGCCACCAGCAAAGGTGATTTCGATCTCGCCTTCATACTGACCAGCCGAAGCAAAGGTCGTGGCACTGAAGTCAGTAACGCAAATCCCGCCTTGTCCGTTAGAGACTGAGCACGTTCTCGTATCAGCGAGAGTAGTTTCACCAAGCTGACGAATTCTGAGCTTTACGGTAGCTCCGGTTATATCAATCGGTGCCCAAGTGTCGCTGTTCTCCTCATCGAGAACCTGACCCGCTGCTGCGGTGTTTTTGTCTTTGAGCGTAAGCGTTAGCTCTGGAAGGGTGTCGCCTACCACCAAGCTCAACGTATCGGAATAAGCCATTACATGAACTCCCTATAACGAACCTTCAGGGTTCCGCCAGAAAACCCGTACTTCACTTGTCGGACCGTTCTGCCCACCTCTCGCTCGAACAATTGCTTGTTCATGCTTGCGGCACCTGGGTTGGTGAATGGTTGGTTGGGCATCATTTGAAGGCGGTATAGCGCCCCTTGAGCAATCGTCTCTCTATGCTCTTTACCAACAAAGTCAGGAATGCTTGTTGATGAGGAAGATGGCTTGAGGGAGTAAAGAACCCTGAACGTATCCGCAGTCGATGGGATTGGTGCCACAAAGAAGGATGAGTTATCCCTTTGCGAATAGTACTTGGGGGTGCCTCTTTGTGTTTCGTCGCCTAATTTTTCGAGCAGCTCGTTGAAGCTAACCGGCTGTAGCTTCTTCTGATCAGCGAAGACATCAGTAATGTAGTTCATCTCGGTGCCAGTGGGTACGGTAACTTCGTACTCATTGATCCCCGCGATAACCGCGACTTGCTCTGGCTCTGGAATGTACACGCCAGTGCGCTTACAGAACTCAATGGCTGAGTCCCGTATCGCCCTTTCAATCAGAAAGTCAGGAGCACCCTGAGTCTCTGGTCGCACATACAAACTAAAGTCAGAGTACTTCACTACATACGTCCCGCGTTAACGTCCGGCGATGAGGGCATAGGCGTCACTGCTGCGTCTACTTGGGTCTTAACGCCAAGCGCATTAGTAAAGCCTTGGTAGTGCATCATTGATCTCTGAGCATTACCCGCGAACTCGCTATCCTTCTGGTATGCGCGATACAGGATGTAGTCCAACAGAGAGTTGGCATATACATCGTCCACACTGATAGTGGTCGTATCGGTATTGAAGTTGCTGATAGAGATATCGCTAGGCGCTGCGCTGAAAACAATCTCTAGTTGAAATGCGGTGGTTGCCTTCGGATACACATAAAAGTGCTTAGGGTCCGCTGGATCAAAGATGAAGTGTTCAATCTTCCGAGTGCCATCGGCAGTTGTCTCGTGCCAATTGGGAAGGGTCTCATCTAGGATCTTGCGATCAACCTGAGTGATTGCGCGACCACCAACATTGCGAACAACGTCAACTAACCGTAGTCCGGTTGTCGGGATTGTTTGCTTGCTGCCAGCAACACAAGTGAAATCGTTGACGTTCTGCATGTTCGCGTCAGGGCGGTGCAGTACGACTTCTTTTTGAGCGTCATTAAAAAACTTGAGCAGCTCATCATTTGGGAAGCGCACGTTGGTGCTATCCTGAAGGATAATTGATGCGCGACCCAAAATATCTACGACCTTAGTTGTCGCCATCTTCTGTCTCCCATTCGATTACTTCGAGATCTGGGTTATTGCCAAATATCGGGTCATAGCTGAACTCGTTACCCGTGAAGATGTTCCTAACAGTCTTAGGGGTTCTAATCTTTGGAGCAGCTACTGGGTTCTCTTTTTCATCTTCGAGACGAGCCAGTTGATCCTGAAGCTCAGACAGTTTTAGTCTGCGATCCAGCTTCACATCGAACTTCTCTTTAGCTTCTTCAAAGATCTGATCTTTTTCGGTCTTATCAGCCATTCTTTGTTCCTAATAAAAGAAAGGGGGAGGAGAACCCTCCCCCAAACTAGAGGACTACTACGTCCACTTACCTACGACTAGTGCGTCAGGAGTAACGACCTTGGAGCCGTATACTTTTAGACCGCGCACTTGGTCACCAAAGGTAGTCTCCATACGAACAGTTTCAGCATTTGTGAACTGAGACGCGAAAGAGATTGCCTTGGGATGACCCGCGAGAACGTGGGTATAGCCACTGTCAGAGCCTGATCCTGGGGTATACAGCATGTTGCTTTGGTAAACCGTGAAACGGTCAACCATGCCAACCTTGCCGTTACGCAAAGGAGAGGTGTCATCGCCAGTCAAGTAAGCTTGACGAAGCTCAGACTGCTTCAACAAAGAAACAAACTCAGGAGAAAGAACGATGAATCGACCTTCTTCTGGGATGTTCAAGTTGTCTAATGCAGTAGACATGCTCAGGATGCTGGTCAAGATGTTTGAAGCACTAATGGTGGTCTGGCTACCAGTAGTGGTAGCGCCAGTCGCAACATTTGCTAAAACGTCTGTCTCAACAGCTACACGCATACCTTCGGAGGCATCGCCACTAGCAGCTTCGAGCAAGCTGATGTCGGCTTGTGCAGCCAATACATCGTCAACCTTAAAGCTGTAGTACTTAGCTTTGTCGATCAACAACTCAACTTTAGCTGTGGTCAGCTCTTGAGTTGTGATTGAACCAGCGTAGTCGTTGATGGTTACGGCAGGAACTGTACGAATAACAACCTTTTCGCCTTGACCAGAGATTTCGCCCTCGTAGTCGGTATTTGAAATGGCTGGCAGTACAGACTGCTTATAGAATTTAGCTTGCAGAAGCTTGCTAAAAATTTCAGGGATAAAGTTGACTTCAGAAGTCGTACCCGTAGAGAAAAATGAAAAACTCATGTTAAAAAATCCTCACACAAGAGATTGTATTAACGGCGAATTCTTCCTTGGTTTTGAGCTTCTAAGATCTCTGCTTGGTGCTTCTCGAATACATCGTTAGGCATGCGCATAATCTCATCAACCGTCCAAGTCTTTCTTTCGCCAGTTGCATTCGCCTTTCGAGCTTTAGGCATCTTCGGTTCAGCAACCGCTTTTGCTCGCTCAAGAGACGACTCTTGCGGCGTTGGAGCTTTGACCCCTAGATCTTCTTTGAACTGTGACAAGACAGCGTTCACATCGTTAGATGTACCAGAGTTAATCCACTCCTGAATCTGAACGTCTTGACTGTCTAGCCATAACGCCCAATCCGACGTTTGAGTTATATCCTCAACGTCTGGGTGGACTGCTCGTATCCGCTCGAAGTGAGCGTCTTGAGCTTGCCTCTGCACATCTTCTAGTGCTCGTTGTTCCTGCGCAGCCAAAGCATCTCTCTGGTTCTGCATCTCCTCTTGCGTCCGAGTAAGCTCGTCCAACACTGGTGCAAAGTCGGGATAATCCTCCCGTAGTTGTTGCAACTGCGCGTTGTCTCGCTTGCTCTCTGCAAGCTGACTCTTCAAATCAGTTAGCGTTTGAACTAAATCCGCGTTCTGCTTCCTTAGCTCTGATGCCTCTTGAGTCGCATGAGTCATCTTCGCCTGAGCACCCTTCATCGCACGTTCAGCTTTTTCTAAAGCTGTCTCTAGTTCGGAGGCTTCGCCGCCTGTCTCCTCACTAAGAACCTCATCCGCCTTTGTCTCCGCCATGTCCACAGGTTCTGTGGGGGCTTCTTGAATCAATTCCTCCGGCTCTTCCTGAGTGTCCGCTGCCACGGATTCAGGTTGTCCTTTCGTCATCTGATCCAACAACTCACGGGCTTCCGCTTCCAGTTGCTCTGGGTCATTTCTAGCCATATTTTTCCTCACGAGTCCGCTAGGGATGTTCGTTTCAGTCGATCACGGATAGTCCTCTCGGAGTCCGTGATTTTTCTAGAACAGCTTTCGCTGTATCCTCTAGTTCAAGCATGAATCGAAGTTCGGAAACCCGACCTTGCTCGAACCGAAAATTCTTTTCGTCTGCTTGCTCTAATCGCTGTTGAGCGTCTTCGAGCCTGTTATGCAACAGGTCCGAGACCAAGCTCCATTGGGTCTGGCTCCTGAGCCATAGGACCGCTTGGGCTTGCTCCAGCGAGAGCTTGATTTTGGATTGCTTGCTCAGCCGCCAACCTCTCTTCAGACTTAATTACTTCATCAGGATCAATATCCATCGACTGCGCGATATCACGCAGAAGCTGATTACGATCCACTAAAGCCGCATCCATGGGGTTAGAGACCAAAGACAAGAATTGGAGAAGTCTTTGGGATTGCACTTCCTTTTGAACCAGAGCAGTGCTGCCTCTGGGGATGATCTTGAGATCACCCTTAGCCTTCTCATTTGTTCCGAACTCCATATTGAAGTGGAACAGAGCCTCGATCATAGGCTCCAACAAGAAGTCATCGATGTTCTTGATGGTGCTTTTCAGTGCGACGTTAGCCGCGCCCATCAACATCGATATACCTGTCGCAGTTTTATTCAAACTACGAGTTTGCTCCCCGTGAGTATAACTTGGGAGCGACGTTGTTTCATCAGCAAATCTTCTAAATAATTCAACGATTTGGTTCAATCCGTTAGCGTTTGCTATGGGCTGATACCATCGAACCGCTGGCATAGATCCGTCACCACCTTCGCGCAGAAATACACGCCAAGGATGGATGTCAGTCGGGTCTTCACCAGCGGCTAGAAGATCCGTGTTTACTTCCACCATGGGACCGGAACTCAACGCCAAGTTGTCGATCCAAATACGAGTCGCTGCATTCATCGTGACCTGAGAGTCACGCATCATTCGAGGTACGCCAGTACCCCAGAACTGATGAGGGCTGCGCTCGTAGGGGAAAACGTGATACGGCATCTTGTACCCTGAGATAGGGTTCAACATGACCTTGAGCACCTTACCCCCGCACATCCACACACAGGTGCTGAAGTCATCAGACTTATCAGCATCTTCGGGGATCTCTATGCCGTGCTCTTCTAATTCATAACCATCGATATCGCCCCAGTACTCTATTACTTCAAAGCGATGGCTCTCTGCGTGTTCATGAATTCCCGCGATACGGCGACGGGTGCGCTCGTGATCTTCTTCAGTGTGGTTTCCGCGACGGTTATTCTTCAACAAATACCTGACCATCTCTCCATCAAATCCTGGTAGATCTGCTAGATCACGGAACTGGCGACGGGTTAAAACGTGGCGACGGAACAGTCCATCGCAATCGGACAAATTCGTGCAGTAGGGGTCTGGATAGAGATCAAAAATACTAACACTCTCCACCTCTGGCATAGCTTGCTCTACTTGAGCTAATGCAAATCCGGTTTGTCCCGTTGTGGGGTCGAGTACTTTCGAATAACTCTGCTTGCGATCAATGCGAACAGTACCAGCTTTTACAGCACCTGACCCAAAAATACACGCCTCAAGCATAGATTCTTTAAGCTTCTGCTCGGCGTTAGATTCTTGAAGTTGATCGTGTATGACCGTGGTCATTTCCTCAGACGCTTCATGAGCGATGTCTTTCTCAACCTCAAGGAACTCTGACTCTAGCTCCTGCATTCTCGCCATGATCAAATCTTGATTCATCATGGGGTCCATGCCAGAAGCTTGGATAATCTCTTGCGTTGCCATCTCCCGCATCTGCATTGCTTTGAGCGGGTCAATCTGAGGAATAGCGGTTGGCTCTACCGCGAAAAACGCATCACCGTGCTGGAACAATAGGTCCACAATACGGCTATATGCAGCCATAACTTTGGTTCGCGTTAATCCCACAAACACTTTAGAACGAGCACCGGACTCGTTCAGGCGAGCTAATACATCAGGCTCGTACATGCCCTGAAACTGGCGAAGGTCTTTCAACCACTCGTTCTCAGTTTCTTTGCGAGCATCTTTGTATTCTTGGTAGACAGCAGACAGCCGAGACCCTAGACTCAATAGTTCTTGGTCTTGGGTACCATCAAGCTCTTCTTCTTCTACTACGTCGAGTTGGACTTCGCTCATCTAATATCCTGCAACCGAATCAACCGAGTTGAATCGTTTCTGAATAATCGGCGCACGAGGGCGCGGCATACTTGCTAGTCCATGCAGGGCAATGGCGAAAGCCATCACGCGATCATCATAACAGCCTTGTTGTGAATTAAAAGCTCCTTTTTCATCAATAACATAGGTCCGTAATTCGTTTATTAGCTCCTGATCTGCGATGCCACTTTCGCTTTGTCGGAGCAGCGCAGCAAGATTGTCGATGATCAACGGTTTTGTTTTTGAGGTGGTGAGGAAACCACCGCGCTTTGTCAGTTTGTCGCCATACGCTCCATCTACGCTGGACTCTACAAAAAGGTTTGGATACCCCAGCTCCTGCAAGCGTCTCAGAGTAGTCAGACCATGGTTGTTTCTTTCCACGATCACATAAGCATTGTTGAATCGCTCACCCAAAGCACCGATAGCGTTACCCCATTCGAAGGGATCAATATGCCCATGCCAACAAGCTACCTGCCTACCTAAGCTGTCCAAGACCTGAGCAACACTGTAGTCGCCATAAGACAACCCTTCGGCTACGTCCACACCAATAACATAGGACTCATCTCGGCTCGGCGGGAACCACTCTTTGTATGGACCGCTACTGTGAGGAGATAGAGCACCGTTCCGGTAATCGCCTCGGAAGTCTGGCGTGTAGCACTCGACTTCTGCTTGCTGAAGGGCTACGTCCTCCACAAAGCATCTACCGCTCGTTAAGAAGCTCTCAAGGGGCGTAGAGGGGTACTCTTGCTTGAAGAGGTCAGAACTACCTAGTTCATCTAACTTCGCCCTACGGAAGCATAGCTGCGCGTCTGAGAGGTTGTAGGTTTTGGCAAGCTTGTACTCTTCAGGCGTTGCCTCAAAGTAAGGGCTAGGTTTGCGCACATACTCCGGCATCCAGAACCAAGGTACGAAACAAACAACCCACTCAGTCTCGCCCCTCAGAGACTTCATGCACTGATCATAAAACCATCCACCAGCCCCGTTAGCTGTGGACTCCAAAATTACTTCAGACTTTTGACCGCCTACTGTTTGGAGTAGACCAGCAACGATATCCGCTCCTTGGGGATAGAACGCTACTTCTGATCCGTGGACGAATCGGTTTGTTTGACCGCGTCCCGTTTGAGTTGATCTTGCCGTTCCCACGCGGTAACGGGAGTTAAGACCGTCAAACACGAGCGTCTGTGCGCTCTGCGAGCTAATAGGCGGCTGAAAGGCTGGGTGAGGTACGTTGTCATAAAAGAACTTAACCATGTTGAAAATCGAGTTAGTCGATTCCGCAAGGTGTGATAGAACGAAGGCATTTGCATTGCGGTTTTGGGTAATCCTCCAAAAGTATCTGCCCTCGACGTAGGTGCTGATCCCTACCTGTCGGGCTTTCAAACAAAGCGCCCGAATCCTGCCTGTTTCAGCGAGCTGGTCTTCGAGCTGTTGATGGACAGCTAACTGTCCTGGGTTCAGCCTGAATGGCTGGATCTCACCTTCCTTGGTGATGACCTTTAATATATTTTTTGCGTAAAGCGGGAAGTCCACCTTTAGCTTTCGAGCAGCGTCTTCAAGCTTCATTGTTCTTACTCACAGCCTTAGCCCAGAACAAAAACATCTCCGCATCTAACGTGTTGCGCATCATGTTGACCCGTGCGCAGACAAGCCGGACATTGCCTTTGGTATAACCGAGGCTGTTGTCCATCCTGTCTATAGACGCAGAAAACTCGAAGTTCTCCATAGAGTGAGTCATCGGAAACCCCGTGACAGCGCATTCGCCGTTCTGATTTCTCCAGATCTCCATTGCCTCTTCGATAGTAAACTCGAAGTCCCAGCCTTTTTTTTTGGCGCGGTGCCTCGCAATGTTTACCCGTTCTCGGAGATAGTGAGTGATGCTCTTAGCGGCAGACTTCTTAGAGGACTCCCACTTACAGGCGGCACACTGATCCCTGTCTGGTAGAACATCTAAAGACCCGCAGTTGGCGCACTTACGATTTTTATCGTCCATTCTTCGCCTTTGGTCATTTGTTCAAATTTACCAATAGCCGCTTTGGACGAGCTGACAGCAATGGTGTCACCCATCAGATCCATACCTAGTCCTATGCAACCCTGCACATCTTTACTAAAGTTAGCGACATGGATCAGGATGTGAGTTCGATCCGGTACATCCTTTATGTGCCATGTTTCGCCAAATCGCGGAGAAGTCCGCCACCCCATCTCGTACTCCCCTTCAGGAATACAAGACACATTGGGAGCGTTCTCTAACCACGGACGCTCAATGCTGTAGAACTTGTGGTTATCGATCTTGATCACGCCCAACGTACCGGAGGGGTGATAGCAGAATCGCCCTAGTATTATTTCACCCACGCTTGGCTTCCTTCTTCTTTCCGAAGATCCGGTCATAGTTGTCAGAAAACTTCTTATTATCTGTAGGGCGGCGGAGATCACCTTTCCCATAGAATGTTTCCTTGTGATCGCAACGAGACTTCTTCATTTTGATTTCTTAGGCGCTTTCTTCTTTTGCTTCGGCTTTGTCTTAGCCATCGGCTTCTTGCCATAACCCTTTCCGTAACCCATGAGAGATCCTCCTACTTTCTTGATTTAGCGCCGGAACACTTCCAGCGTTTGCGAGATAGATTGTTTGGTGTGTTGGGATCGTTCTGCTTCTTCTTAGGCAGACGCTTCTTTATCCCAAGACTGCGAGCACAGTAAGAGTCGCCCTTGCTAGTTCCAGGCTTAACACGCCTACTGCCATCTTTGGCTTTACCAGCTTGACCGTAGGAGACCTTCTTGCCTGATGCGGTGACCTTGACCTTGGCTTTCCCTCTGGCTGGCTTCGCCATTACTTCGTCCTCTTGTGGGTGTAACTAATCTTCTTGCTGCTGGTCTTGGATCGTTTGAACTTGGCTTTCTCTTTGGGGGACATCTCAGAGGCGGTCTTGGGTGTCTTGGCGGATACCCGCTTGGTGGGTCTACAGGCTGGGTAGCTCTTACGCTTGTCCTTCTTACCGGAACGTCCACACTTCTTGCCTGTCTTAATGTCGCGCCAGTCTTCTTTGAACCAGCGTGTTAGCCCACCATCACTTTTTGCCACTCTTCTTCACCGTCTTGTATTTGCCGCCACGCCTCTTGTACTCCTGAACAAGCCAGCCATTCGCATATGCGCTGGGGTAAACCTTAAACTTCTTCTTCGCAGCCGCCTTCACACGCGCATACAGCGCCTTATCGGTTGGTTCATTTCTTGCCACGAGAACCCCGCTTGCTTGTTACTTCTTCCCTGAGCGCTTTCGCTTTTGATCTTTTGGACAGCTCGTTCAAATGGAAGAGCTGCTTGCTGTTTTTGGTGTGGCGAGCGCCTGAATGAACCTCGCCATTCGGCATTTTGTGGGTTCCGCCCTTGTGAAGGGTTCCGTCCTTGAAGTAATGCGGTACGCCCTTTGCCATGTTCGCCACCCAATCTACTAATTATATTTATAATCTACTGATTATAAAACAAATTTAGCGGTTTTAGGCAAGAACAGATAAGGAATTAAAAGCCGGACCCAATCCGAGGGACAGCTTGTCCTAAACGAAGGGACAGCTCTCACGAATCGCACATTTATGTGAGTCCCAAACTGGGACTTTTGGCTTGTCTGTACCCCAAATCAGGACAGTACCCCCCACAGTCTGTC